ACAAATGCTAGACTTGACCCACAAAGACTTCATCACATTTATGAATGGTATCTAACAGGTAGTCCAGATGCAAGACTTTATGATATTGACTATACCGTATCTAACAGTAGGGTTGCATTCAAACATTCGTTCAAACAGTCTCAGTCTGTCAGCAGAGGCTCTACAACACCATTCTACAATAAAGCAGAAGTTATGGAAAGTGGCATTGCAGTTACCATTAAGCCAAAGTCTGCAAATGTTTTAGTGTTTGACGATAATGGAGAAACATACTTTAGACCAGGACCAATCAAAGTGGATAATCCTGGTGGACAAGTGCAAGGACAGTTTGAAAAGGTGCTAAATATATTCTTTAATCAGTATTTTACACAATCTTTCCTAAGAGCATCTGGAATTGCCTTTAATCTAGAAAATCCAGCAGAATTCCACAGAAATCTAAGAAAGCGTAGTGGTCGTGCAGAAGGAATTAAAGCAGGGTATAATTGGATAGTAGGAGCAGTTAAATGACAACAACATCAATCTTAAATACACCAATGCTATGGGTTAATCATTACCTAAAAGAAAAGCTAGAAACGCTAGGCTTTGACACAGTGCCATTTTTTCCAAGCATACCATCAACTATTGACAACCTAACATCAAGTTTTCCAGAGGGTGGGGTTATGTGTACATACGATAGACTTATCCGTATGCGTAGAAGACCATTTCCACACATTAAGTGTGAACAAGCAGTTTATTACTTTTATGCTACAGCAGAAAACTCAGTTGTAAATATGGTCAAGATTACTGAAAAGATTCTCAGACTTATGGACCGTGAAGATGAAACAGCAGAAGAAATAAATAAATGGCAAAAAGCAAAAGGCTCAATTAACGTAGAGGGTATCACCATTGAGCCAAATTTCTACTTCCACAATTTCAAGGTATATCAGCTTGAAGAAGTGCGAGACATCATTGACTTTGGTACTGCTAGAACCTATGGCGGTAACAAGATTATTATTGAGTATGACTACCACATGGTTGACCAAGAGTCAATTTAATCATAAAAGGTATGTATACTTATATTGAGGAAACACCCCCCATAATTCCATAAGAATAAGAGGTGAAAAAATTATGGCATATACACGTGGTACAAGTGCTAACATTATTGTTGGTGCAGCAGCCCTCTTCGCATTCGAAGATGGCGAAATGGCTTATTCAGACCTTCCAAAGGCTGTAACAAACGTATCGTACAAGGAAACACTGTCTTCAGACGTAGACTTTAGAAATGTTGGTTACACCAGCAATGGTCTAGAGCTAACCTTCGCTCCAGATTTTGGTGAGGTATCTGTTGACCAGGTTCTTGACGTAGCAAAACTCTACAAGCAGGGTATGACAGTTAATCTAAATACTAGCTTTGCAGAAGCTACCCTAGAAAACTTGCTTCTTGCTTTGGCTCGCCCAAGCACAGACGCATTCGTTTCTGGTGGTAAGGTTACAGGAGTTAGCTCGGCAACAAGAGAAGCTGGAAATGGTCTTGCAAACGAAGACACTCTAAACCTCTCTGCTGGAGAGCTTGGAGAATGTCCAATTGAACGTGGTCTAGTTGCAGTAGGTCCTGGTACAGGAGACTGTGAAGTAGGCTCGGCAATTGAGCGTATCTATGTTGCATACCGTGCTGTTTCAATCGAATCAGTTACAGTTGCAGCAAAACGTGACGAAGCAACAATGTTTGACGTTTCGTTCCGTTTGCTTCCAACTAACTCAGCAACATACGGAAGAATTGTTGACAGAACTCTGGCAACAGGCTTCAAGGGCGGATTCCCTAGCGATTCAACCGTTAGCAACTCTCTCTAAACACAATTTAATAGTTGAGGCTCCCCTTACTTCGGTAGGGGGAGTTTCTTTTTGGTATACTATATAGATGGCTACTAAAATATATGAATCTGGGTATATAGAACTCACAGACGGAACAAGACTACACATAACACCATTAAAAATACTTTATCTTAGAGATTTAATGGATGTGTTCAGCGACTTTAAAGATGCTGTATCAGAAGACGATACAGTAAATATGCTACTTGAATGTGGAGCAATTGCTATGAAGCAATACTATCCGTTAATTACAAGTGCAGAAGAGCTAGCAGATAGCTTAGATATGGATACCCTGTACGAACTTCTTGACCTGTCTGCAGGAATTAAGCTAAAAAATAAAGAACAAACAGAAGACACTCCACAAAAACAAGTTTCGGACAATCCACCTGGCTGGGAATCTATGGACCTTGCAACATTAGAGTCAGAAGCATTCCTGCTCGGTATCTGGAAAGATTATGAAGAGCTAGAACGCTGCTTATCCTTACCAGAACTAATGAGTACACTAAATGCAAAAAGAGATGCAGACTATAATGAAAAAAAGTTTTTCGCTGCAATTCAAGGGGTAGACCTTGATGCCCAGTCTGGTAAAAAAGAACAAGACCCATGGCAAGCAATGAAGGCTAGAGTATTTAGCGGTGGAGCAACTAGCGACCCAGATGATATTTTAGCACTGCAAGGACAAAATGCACAAAAGGCTGGATTTGGTATTGGTATGGGGATTGGCTATGAAAAATGGGATTAATAAACCTCTTTTGTGTTATAATTTATTTATCAACCTATAGGAGGAACAATGGCAACAACCATTAACGAACCAAATGAAATCACTCTGCCAGACGGAACCGTTCTTGCAGTACGACCACTAAAAATCTCAATTCTTCGTGAGTTTATGAAGACCTTTGCAAGCATCGAAGAAGTTGCAGAAGACAACGATAAATCAATGGACCTTCTAATCGAATGTGTTAGAATCGCCATGCGTCAGTACAAGCCAGAGCTTGCAGAAGACGCAGCAAAGCTAGAAGACCTTCTAGACTTGCCAACCGTATACCGCATTATTGAAGAGGCATCTGGAACTGCCATGGGCAACCAGTTTCTTGGCGGTAGAGGCTAATAACTAAAAAAGAGGTAATGATGAATGTCTGATTTCGAGTCTAAAATTGATATCAATATTGATGCTGGTCAAGCACTAGCAGCAATTAAGACACTTCAAAGACAGATTTCAGACTTTCATACCTCCTTGGCTAAGGGTAGTGCAACAGCCAATATAAAATCACTACAAATGCAGCAATCGCTAATTGACACAATTAATGCAACTGGTCAATATTCAGCATCAATGAAAACTGTTGCATCATCAACACAAACTTTTACTACAGCACTTGAAAAGAATAAACTGTCAATGGGACAGTACTTCAAATATGCTGGTGGAGCATCTAAGAGCTTTGGAAAATTCTTTAGAACAGAAATGGACACTATCCAGAAGGTAGCCATTGAAAGAGTTAAAGACCTACAAACACAGTACGTCAAAATGGGGCGTGATGCTAATGGAGCAATCAAAACTATTGCTATACGACCACTGGCACTTGACATGGAAAACCTGTCAACAAAAACACAAATTGCTGCACAAAAACAGCAGCTTCTAAACCAACTTCTAAAGCAGGGTTCTACAAACCTTCTAAACTTTGGTAAGAATACCCAGTGGGCTGGTCGTCAGCTTATGGTTGGTTTTACCATTCCTCTTGGTATTCTTGGAACTACTGCTGCTAGAACATTTATGAACATGGAAAAGCAAGCAATTGCTTTTAAGCGTGTTTATGGAGATACCTTTACAGCAAGCAAAGAAACAGATGCAATGCTCAAGCAGGTCCAGCAACTTGCTTCTGAATTTACTAAATATGGTGTAGCAGTTGAAAAGACAATGGAACAAGCAGCTAAGGCTGCTGCCACAGGTAAAATGGGGGCAGACCTACTAGCCCAGGTATCAGAAGCAACAAGACTTTCTGTGTTGGGTAACGTAGAGCAAGCACAAGCACTTGAAACAACAATCTCTCTTACCAATGCCTTTGGAACTGCTGCAGATGAGCTACGTGGCAAAATTAACTTTCTAAACGCAGTTGAAAACCAAACTGTAACGTCTATTGAAGACCTTACAATTGCTATTCCAAAAGCAGCACCAGTAATTAAACAATTGGGCGGTAATGTAGAGGACCTTACGTTCTTCCTTACTGCTATGCGTGAAGGTGGCATTAATGCTTCTGAAAGTGCTAACGCACTAAAGTCTGGTTTGGCATCGCTTATTAATCCAACCAAAAAAGCTTCTGACTTTCTTCAAAGTTTTGGTATTAACATTAATAAAATTGTTGAAGGAAATAAAGGTGACGTACAGGGTCTGGTTGTAGACTTTGCTAAAGCACTTGACACCCTTGACCCACTAAATCGTGCTCGTGCTATTGAACAACTATTTGGTAAGTTCCAGTTCTCACGTCTATCTACATTGTTCCAGAACGTAATTAAAGACGGTAGCCAAGCAGCAAGAGTTCTAGAACTAACTAGACAATCATCTGCAGAGCTAGGTATTCTTGCTCAACGAGAGCTTAATAGAATTGCTTCGTCACCAATGTATAAGTTTGAAAAAGCGGTAGCAGACTTTAAGAAAGAACTTGCACCAGTTGGTGAAGAATTCCTAAAGGCAGTAACACCTATTATTAATTTTGCAACAGATGTACTAAAAGCTTTTAATAATCTTGATGGTGGTGTAAAGCAGTTTATTGTAAACTCTACTGGTCTAATTGCTGGTATTGGTCCAGTCTTCCTAATGACATTTGGTTTGCTTGCTAACGGTGTTGCAAATATTATTAAAGGTTTTACTTTTGTAAAAAATGTGTTTAATAAGGCTGCTTCAGCATCTACCGTTCTTGGTGAGACAACCGACTACATGACTCAGCAGCAGCTAGAGGCAGCATCAGTAGCAGCATCTCTTGAGCAAGTACACAATAAGCTAACCCAAGCATTTACAGTAGAGGCTACCGCTGTTGGAAAGCTTGCTTCTGCTTATCAAAAAGCCATTGCTGCACAAGTGGCTTTTACTGGTCCAGCACCAGCAGGAAAAGGTAGAGCACCAAAGAAATATGCAGCTGGTGTCTTTAGCGTTCCAGGTCCAAAGGGTGCTGGAGACATTGTTCCAGCAATGCTTTCTCCAGGTGAAGCAGTTATTCCTGCAGGACCAGCACAAAAATATCGTGGTTTTATAAAAGGCATGATTTCTGGAAAGATTCCAGGATTTAACGATGGCACAGAAGAAGTAAAGCCTAAAAACCCTAAAAAGGTGGTAACACTTGGAGCTGCAATTAGCAAGATGAGTTCAGACCAACCAACACATCTTACAAATCAAACTGCAGCTCTGATGCATGCAGACTTTCCTAACGAGCAAGAAATTGTTAGACAAGCTTTTGCAGCACAAGGATTTGACATTGTAGGAAATGACGATGACCGAAAAAGCTATGGCGGACTAATGCAGCCTCATGCAGCACACATTGGTGGAGAAGGCTCACGCCGTGCAGTAGCGATAAATACCAAAGGCGGATGGTTTGCAAGATGGATTAAAAACTGGGCAGCTAAATTTATTACTCCACAAATAGGCGTTATGAACAAGTATATGCAAGACATCTCTGACCCAGATATGGAAACAAAAGCAGCCGACCCTAAGCAAAAAGGAAAAAAGGTTGCTCTCTATAGAGACTTTTTGCGAGAAGACAATATAAAAAGAGTTGCAAAAGCCCTAAAAATTCCAGTTGCAGAAGTAATAAAACACGCAAAACATTTGTTTGCTGGAAATGAAGCACTAACTCCACAAGAAACTGCAGTTCTTGGAAAAATTGCAGAAACACACAGAGACAGTATAAGAGTTACAGACAGAATGGGTAAATCTGCACGTAGAAAAGCAAACGCTGAAATTGCAAGAACTAGTTCTATTGTAAGTCTTGCTGCACGTAGAGTATCTATGGCTAACGACCCAGGAGGATATTTTCTTGGCAGGGGAAAATATAAAGATGACAAGAAAAAGAACGAAACCTTCGATAGAACCCAAGAAAGAAAACTAGAGGCTGCTACAAAAAGAGCCACAGTAGCAGAAATTAAAGCACGTAATGACCAGGAAGCACTAGCTGCAGCACAGTCTAAAGAAGCAGTCACTGAAACTAAAGGTGCCAAACGCAGAACAAGAAAAGCGGCAACAAACGCAAAGCCTAAAACAAAGCCTAAAACAAAGCCTAAAGAGCCTCAGTCAAAAGTAACCCCAGTGCCAAAGGTAACTACAAGTGAAGACCTTGGTGAAGGACTCAGAAGAGTCGTTTCAACTGATGCAAATGGAAAACAAAAAGAAACTTATTACCAGCAAGGTCGTAGAGGTGCTCTATCAGCTACCGCAGCTCAAGCAATGCTTGCTGCTCGTTCTGGTGCTACTGCTAGTCCTGGAGGAAGAGTAAAGAGATTCCTAACAGGAGCTACTGGCAAGGTTGCTGGTGGAAGCATGATTGGTTCTATGATTGCTCGTTCAGTAGGTGGCGAAGGTGGAGATGGGCTTGCAAACATCCTTGACATAGTAAGCACTGCTGCATTTGCTAAGGGAATGTTTCCAGAAAAACCTCTTGGTCCAGATGGCAAAAAGGTTCCTAGCCGTATTGGAACGGCAATTAGAGGCAGCACGATTGCTAAAAAAATAACACCATACCTAGATGACCTTGCAAGAGCTCTTAAAGTTGCTGCTCCAGGAATCCTAAGAGTTCTTGGACCAGTTGGTCTTGTTGTAACTGGAGGAACTATTGCATTCGATATCCTTACAGAAAAAGCAAGAAAACAGTCTGAAATCGCTGGTGCACTACTTGATACAGTTCTCGTTACAAAAGACAAGCTAGAAGCTGTAAACAACTTCTTTGGAACTGAAGCAAAGCTATCAAGTATTAGAGAAGCAGGTCCAGTTGGAATTGGAGAAACTCAAGGCGGTGCTTCTCTTGCAGAACAGTTTAGAACCAGCGAAGAATTCCAAAAAACCTATAAACCATTTGTTGAAAAAATTATTGAGGGCAGTGGCTCAGACATAACTCTAGCACTAAACTCACTAGCCGTTGAGCTAATGGCAAGCGGTCTAGACAAAGAAGTTGTTCAAATTATTATTGATGCTATCAAGCAAGAGGCAAAAAGAACAGACCTAGTAATTGACGTAAACAGCCTATCTCTTGATACAAAAGGAGGTCTAGAACAGCTAAGAAAGGGTATTGCTTCAGCAATTAGTGACTACAAGAGCAAGGTAAGCGAATTTGACCCATTTGGCTTTAATGCTAATTCTCTAAAACTATCGCTACAAGAAGTTACAAACTTCCTAAATGGTTTGGGTACAGCATATCAATCAACAGCAGTTAGCTCAAAAGACTTCAACAGACAGTATGACCTATTTATTCAAAAAGTAAATACTCTTTCATCAAAAGAAGATAAGCTAAAGTTCCTTAACGATTCGCTAAAGCTTCTTTCTCCAGAAATTGCTGCACTAACTCAAGGACTATATAATTTAGACAGTGCAGCACTTCTTGTAAAACTTACTCTTGCTGGAATTGGCATAAGTAAAGAAGCTGCAAATATTCTAAGAGTTAATGACCCTAAAGACGTGAAGGCTTTTTATGAGGCTGCTGACAAGGCATTTAAAGCAAAAGATAAGCAGCTCGCTTCCTTAACTGCAAAACAAAAACAGCTTACGGATGCACAAGAACAGCTAGAGAAAAAAGAAAGTGACATTAATGATAAGTACGACGAAAGAATTACAGCACTTGAAAGAATTAATGACCTACAAAAACAAATTGCAGAAAAACAAAAGTCACAGCTTGACCTAGCAGATGCACTTTCAAGAGGAGATGTTTTTGCTGCTGCAAAAGCAGTTCAAGATATTAGAGCCAAGGATGCTCAGTATGCAATAGAGCAGCAAAAGCAAGCTTTAGAAGATGCTAGAGCAAAAGAGACAGGTGCTGTACAGGATAAAATTGGTGGAATTCAGAAACAGATTCAAAACATTGATTCTCAAATTTTGCAAATTCAGAATGCAAATATTACTATTGATACATACCTATCTAAAGAAGATTATGAAGCTGGCTACGAACTTCCTCCAATTAAACCAGAACTAAGACCAGGTATTCCAAAGGGGCAAGGTATCCGTGTATTTAAAGACGACAAGGGAAAGCAGTATACCACAGTAGAACAGCTAAACCAATTCTTAAATGCTGGATGGAAGAGTACCACTAGGGTTGGTACAACCTTTCCAGATAAAGATGGCAAAACATGGAAGGTTACTCAGGCAGTAGATACCGATGGAAACAATGAGCCAAATTTTGTATACGTTACTCCAGCCGAAGTTAAAAAGGCAGCTGGTGGATATATTTCTGGTCCAGGTAGCGGTACAAGCGATTCAATCCCAGCAAGACTTTCAGACGGTGAATATGTTATTAGAGCAAAGGCAGTACAAGCCCTAGGAACAAATGTTCTTGACAAAATGAACTACGCAGATAAATTTGCTAAGGGTGGAATTGTAAATAAGCCAAAAACTGGAAGCACAGCAAGCATTTACTCTGATGATAAATCAGTGGACATGAGTGATGGTAATGTTATTGGTCACGGTCTAAACTTTGTAATGAACAGCATTTACGAAATGTTGTTTGGTAAGTGGGCTGTAAAGACAAAACAGGGAACTCCTACTGCACCAGACCTTGAAGACATGGGAACAATGGCAATGAACATTGTTCCAATCCCAGGAATGAAAGGATTTAAGTCAGCCCAACTAGCAGCAAAGGGCTTTATGCAGACTGGAACAGTTGCTGGAGCAAAAGCTGCTCAGTCTGGAGCAAAGCTAAAAGCCCTAGATAGCTTTAGTCTTTCTAGCCCACTAACAAGGCAGGGTGTAGAAATTGGCGAAATGGCTAAATACACTCCAACACAATCAGACTACTACCTAAAAGCATACAAGAGCGATACAGCAGTTCAAATGCCATATAAGGGAATTAATGAGCCACTTGCCTACTGGCTTTCACAACGACTTGGGTCTGACGTAGTTCCCTATGAATTCCTAAAATTTGGTAAGGGTGCTGGAGAAACTATTGGTCCATTTGGAATGGTAAAAGATAGTGCAACACTAGTTGCATCAAAAATAAATAAAAACCTAATAACTGGAATGCTAGGAAATAATGCCTTGATGAATTCCCCACAAATGGAAAAAATATTTTTGAATGCATATAAGCAAGGTGGTCCAGAAGCACTGAAAAAAGCAATTCAGGAATACTTAGCATCAATTCAAAAATATGCAGATAACACATCTCTATTGAATACACTGTTTAGTAATGCCGATATTCATGGCAAGAATGTAATGTATGATACTGCTTCAAAAGCAATTACGCAATTGGACTTTGGTCACGCTGGACTTTTTACAGACCTTCTTAGTGGTAGTTACTCTAAGCTACCTACAAAATTTTCATACCTTAATGATTTTTATACTAAAAATCCTTTAGAAAGTTTAAGCCCAGGTGATTTGGGATACGACGTAATAAAGCTAGAGCAAGGCTTACAAAGTTTCTTGTTAGACGCTAGCAGAACAATACCAGAACTGCCAGAAATAATGTCTAGCATTAATGCTGGCAAAACAATAATGAATCCAGACAATTTCTTAAAAGGATTGTCAAATTTGTATAAGTCTGGAGACCCACTAGAAGCTTTTGTTAAAGATGCTTCTATGGGCGACCGAGGTCTAGAAAAATGGCTAACAAGTATGTTGCTAAAAGACGTTCAAGGAATTTCTGGCAAAACAAATATATCAAAATCATTTGCAGATGTTGTAGATGATATGATTAAGTTTGTTCCAAGTCTTTTGAAAAAACTTCCAAAAGTAGAAAACTGGTTTAATGTTCCAGGTATGACACCTAAAAAACCACTTGGCAAGAGTGGCGTAGTAGACATACAGGCACCAAATGTTGGTAACGAGTTTAAACCATGGCACACTGGACCACAAGCTAAAAATGGTGGACTTGTTAAGTTTGCTAAGGGTGGACTTGTTAAGCGAGACGTAACCTCATCAGACCCAGGTCTTGACTGGTTTAATAGCTTTATTCAAAACCTTCTAGGTGGTGGTAACCCATCTGCTGCTATGCAAAATGATGCCACTAAGTCATTGCTTGCTCAATCATACACCCAGGGTGCCAAGAACATGGGGGTAGACCCAACAGACCCAATGTTCTATGCATCAATGTTTGCACCATCTATGGGTATCAAAGCTCTTGGTATGGCTGGTAAGGGTGTCTCAAAACTAAAGGGACTTTCTGCATCAAAGAATACTGGACCACGTGTAACGCTTGCTAACTATATAGATACCCCAAGAGTTTCTCAAGCATATCTAAACTTTATGAGAACTAATCCAGCAATTTCTGTAAGAATGAGAAGCGAGCAGCTTATCGACAAACTTGCTAAAAAAGATTTTGCTTATAGGAATGCATTTGAAGAAGGCATGGTTGTTGACGACTTAGACCCTAGACTAGAAGTTGAGAATATGCTTTTTGGTTTGGGCAAGGATGCTCCAGCATCTTCTAGACCAATCTATGGAGCAGGAGTTAGCCCATATACTCCATGGAGCATTAGAGGAAAGGCATCAAGAAATGACAATGCTTTTGAACGTTGGGCTTTAAGAAGTAAGTCTTCAAACATTAATTCAGAATATTTTGACCGATACGGAGATATTTCGCTACTGCTAAAGAATAGAGTAAAGAAGCGTTCTACCTTTACTCTTGGAGATAGTTTTGTTGCAAGAAAAACAGACTCTCTTGTTCCAGGTGGAACAAAGAAAACAGTTGCAGCACCATTTGGAACAATGAGTCAATCAAAAATCCTTGGTGCATCAACAGCAATGAATAGACCAGAGTTGCAATTTGTTGAAGCACAAATTTTTGGTGGACTTCCATTCTCTGACATTAAAAAGATTATTGTCAAAAATCCAGAAATGATTCCGTTGCTACAGCAAAAACTTGCAGAAGCTGGACTAAAAATTCCTGTAGGGCAAACAAAGCTCAGTCCTCTAGGCAAGCTAAATGAAATGTTCTATAAGAATAAAGTTCACGGACCTACTGGATTACCCATGTTTATTCCTCAATATAAATCTGGTGGAATGTTCCGCACACCATATGCAAATGGTGGTCTTGCTATGCTTCACGATAAAGAGTTTGTAATGAACCCTGGGGCAGTTAAAGAATACGGTGTTGACAAGCTTAAAGCCATGAATAACGGTACATATAATGGTGGTTCAGTGTATAATAGTTATGGAGTAAATATTAGCGTTGATGGTTCTAATACTAGTGCAAATGATATTGCAAGAACAGTAATTAAAGAAATCAAACGACTAGACTCACAAAATCTTAGGAGCACAGCGGTTTAATGCCAAATAACGCAGATTATATAGTAGGTAGAAAAAAGTATTCTCGTCCACAGGCTATGCTTTGGGCAGACAATAAGGGTACGCTAGCTGCCTACAATGGGCAAAACTATTATGTTCCAACTGGCAACGAAGTAAATGCTGCAACTGGCACTGGCGATTTTCTAATCCTATCTGACGACAACAGAAGCCCCATAGATTTTGCTCAACAAAGAATTGAAAATAGAAGAAGGACCGTTAACGGTCGTATGCGTTCATATCACATTGCAGACAAGCTACAGATATCTCTTTCTTGGGATATGCTTCCGTCACGCTCTTTTTCTAATGACCCAAACTTTAATACTACAACTGGAAAACCAACAACTACTGGATATTCTGGTGTAGAAAAAACTAGTCTACCAGGAAACTACCTTTATCAATATACAACCGATGGCGGTGCTGGCGGTGCAGAAATTTTAGATTGGTATGAGAACAACAAGGGTTCTTTTTGGGTATATCTTTCTTACGATAAGTATCCAAATTTTGAAGGAGTGGCACAAGGCAAGTACGCAAACTTAGGAAAATATAGCCAAGTTGTAGAGATGTTTATTTCTGACTTTAGTTATTCTGTTGTAAAACGTGGAGGCACTAATTTTGACTTTTGGAACATTAGTGTTACCTTGGAAGAGGCATAATGTTTACAACAGCAACAGAGTCTGCAACAATTACTGGTCTATCGGCTAACGGAACAAACATTGTTTACACTGCTGCTAACACTTTTGCTGTAGGAGACATTGTTCATATTTCTGGAATTAGTCCATCAAACTTTAACATTCCAGATGCAGTAGTCACTGCAAGAACTTCAACAAATTTTACTATTGCTAATACAGAAACTGGAACGTATGTTTCTGGCGGTATAGCAGTCTATGACGAACTAAAAAATCATACAGCAACATCTTCTGTCATTAGAACAAATACGGCAGTAATTGCAGAATGGAATCTAAACTCAGCAGATAACATTGCAAAAATTGGTAACTATAGATATAGACCAGATGATTCTGGAAGTGCTTATTACACAATAGCATCAACCTATGACCCATCTGACACAAACAATAATTATACTAATGCTACATTTGCAGACGTGCTAATTGATGGCGGACTAGAAGACGATGGGACACCATACTTTACAACATCAGAAAACCAAAAGCAAAGACTGCTATTCTCTCTTGAAGACTGTTTTGGAAAGAATAGACCACGCTCTGGAATTAACAAACTAGTTAATTTTCCTGGAAGAAAACTAAACTTTTCTAATGAAAACATGGCACTTAGACCAAGGTATTACGTAGCAAGCAGAGACGATAAATTTAAGTATTGGTGTTCATATAGAAAAGAAATTGTTTCTAATGTTTCACAAGACAGAGGTATTTCTAAAAACGTTGGGGCAGACAACTATATTGACGACGCTGCACCATTTGTAGTTTACGAAACAGAGGTTCCAGCAAACAGAGTAGTAATTAAAATGCAAACTCATGTTGGAACGTATCAAGCATATGCCACAGACCCATTTTATGGAGACTCAAACAAGCTTACACCAAGTGATTGGAAAATTCAAAGATTAAACCTGTCCAATACTTGGGAAACTCTTAAGAATAGTGCTGGCTCGGACATAACCCTGTCCGACAGCGACATTCTAGAAGACGGCTATGTTGAGCTAGAGTATGGACTAAATACAGATTCTTTTACAGGATACGAACAAACGTTTTTTTATGCAGGTGAGTACTCAACATCAGCTGACCTGCCAGTTTTATCCCCAGCCACTGGATATGCATATCTTGTTGGTGCAGATACATCTAACGCTGGAACATATTATATTTATAATGGTGGCACTAGCACCACAAATACAGACAACTATGACGACTTTCCAGCGGTATATGGTTGGAAAATACACAATGAGTCTATAGATAGATTTACACCATTTGTAACAGACCTAACTAGCCCAAGCTACTACACATCATCTTCAATAAAAGTTTTTAGAGAGTTGCAATTTGTTAAAGGATTGAGAATAGTTGTTTCAAAAATGACAAATCCAAACGCAACACTAGACTTAATTGAGCTGTCTCCAAGACTAGCAGTTGACCTATCAGAAAAGACTGAAAACTTTTCAATTAAAAAACATGGTTCTGACCTTGGTTCTAGCGGTATGCCAGTAGGAAAATTGCTAGCTGGCAGTGGAGCCTTAAACCTATTTGACTATGACCAAGCATTTAATCCAAATAATGTTTGGAGTTATGCGTCAAATACTGGTAGCATTATTAGCAGTTTTATTTCTAAAAATCTTCAAGTAAAAATGTATGAAATTATTCGTGGAGTAAACAATAGCGATTACTACATTCCGATTAAAACTATGAACTGCATGGGCTTTCCACAATACGACGCTGCCTCAAGAAGTGTATCAATAGAGCTTAGAGACCAATACATTATGCTTGAGTCAATGATGGCACCACAACTATTTGTTCCAAATGCGTCATTAAGCTATGCAGTATCGGTTATTCTTGACTCAGTTGGATTCTCTAACTATGTCTTTAAAAGAATTAATGGCATAGCAGAGCCAGTAATTCCATTTTTCTTTGTAGGTCCAAACACAAGTGTTGCCGAAATCTTGCAAGAAATTGCTGTATCAACACAAAGCATGATGTTCTTTGATGAATTTAATAACTTTGTTGTTATGTCAAAAGAATACGCAATGCCCACAGAAAGTCAAAGAAGTACTGACTATGTTCTTTATGGCTCACAAGACTATACAGAATCATCTGTTGCTGGAGAGCTTGGGGTAAAAACCAATAGCAAAAAGCTTTCAAACATAATTCAAATAGCATCAAAAGTACATGACGTTTACAATGATGGAAGGATAAACTATAGTGCTAGATATATTCAAAAGTCTCCGTCAGAAATAAGGCAAGCCTATGCGGTTGATGCAGATAAAACCTGGATATATAAACCAGTTTTGCTTTGGGAGGCAACTGGAGAAGACACCACAAAATCTACAAATGGTGCCAGCAATATGTCAGAAGGATATGCCCTGACTGCAATACCACTAAACTCTTCTCTATCAAGCTCTGTTCCGCAATATGTTGCTGGAACAACTGGGCTTATCGCAACACTATCTTCTGGTAGCACAACAGTAACCCTAACAACTGGGTCAACGTCAAATTTAGTTATTGGACAATTGCTTACAAAAACTAGTGGCACAGGTGCTTTTGCATCTGGAGCAAAGGTTGCAGAAATTGTTTCTGGAACAGTTTTTAAAACAACAATCCCACACCAGACCAGTGGCTCCACCACATTTAGCACCAACGCAATTGTAAAAAATAACATAATTGATTTTGGAGATGCGGTATATTGGCTACCAAGATATAACGGATACTTTTATGCTAATGGAGAAGTAATCAAATACGATGCAGTAGAGTATGTTGTTCAGGGCATTGGCAGTGTATGGATAACTAACAAACTAGAGTATGAAAACTATTTCTCAAAGCTAGCTTTTGGAAAAAAGATTTTTCCTAGTGGCAAGGTAAGAATCTACTCAAAGTTAGACTCAGCACCAAGTGTAATTCGTCATGGTCGTGGTCAGTTTGGAACACAGATTGTTTCACATACTGCTGGCATTTCGTCACACTGGACAAATGCATCAAATAAAAAAGGTTTTGTTATGAACTCAGAATACATTTTTGACGGAAAAACCTTGCCAACAAATCTAGTAAATGGAGCAGTTGGCAATCCAGCATCTGCAGCCTCAATTGCAAAAACATCAAAAGTGTCTGACTCATTAAAAAATAGCCTACTAATGTTTCCAGACGAAAGCGATTGGATTTCAAAAACCAAATCATCTCTTGGTGGTTCTGTACAGGCATCCGCAATGGTTTTAACTGGACCATCTAAAAAAGCTTTAGCAAACAATGGTATTGCTGGCAAGAACTTTGTTACCTATGTTCACAAACAGCTAGACAATAAGTTTGTTCACTTTGGAACTAGGTTACGAATTGTTGGTTCAATTAAAAATAACAATAAGTTTTACACTCAAGAAGTAGAGAATGCAACTACATACTATAATGCTGACAAAATTGCTGGTGGTTCGGCAGGTATAGCCTTTATGCTAGACACTACCTCAAGTAAAAACAATGGATATTATTTTGAAATTGCAGCACTAGGTTTTAAAAACGTAAAAGATTTTGGTAAAGAAGATAATGTTTTCTTTTATAAAATACAAAAAGAGTCTGGTGATGCAGAAACAGATTCTGCAATTCCAGTAACTTTATTTAAGAGTACAGCCCAGGTTGTTGTAGACTCTGGTTCTTTTGCTACACAAGGACGACTAACTACAGAAGAAATTCCAACAGTTTATGACCTTGCCGTGGAATATGAAAAAAAGTCAAGCAAGTGGTTAAGATTTTACCTGTATCTAAATGGAAATCTGCTGGCTGTTGTTGACGACAAAGATGCTTTGCCAGTAAAGAAAAATATTGCAATGTTTGTTCGTGCTAGCACAAAGGCAATTTTTGAAAATGTTTATGCAATGAGAAATAGCTATGAAGATGCAGGTAACGCATCAATTGAAGTTGCACCAGGGCAATCTAGAACAATATTTGACGACAACTCTATATCAGTTGCTGAAGCATTACACAAGTATGCTATTAGCGGTATTATTCAACAAACATATCTTACAAATATTGGAACAGATGGCTCTAGGTTTAAGATTTACTACGATGAATTTGGAACTATTATGAGAGAAGCAGCATACTTTGATATTAAATATGATAAGGCTTATCCAGCACTTTCTGTAAAGCTGCTGCCAACATTTTCAAAAGAAAAAGGTTACGCTGTTTCTGGATTTAACTCAAATGCATATGGGGCAGAGTTTCTAGTGTTTAACTGTACAGATAATGTCCTTATGATTGACCAAAGTGTAGGAAATATGCTAAGGATTTCTGGAGTAACGCTGACAGATGAATCAAATAAAACATTAACGGTAGATGACTACTACAACAAAAAAGCAGACTTTTCAAATCCTACATTTTCTGGAAACAATCTTGTAACCCAAAATCTTTATGAAGAATATCTAGATATTAAAAACAGTAGAACTACTTATGGGATAAAGTCATTTGAGATTAGTCCAACATTTATTCAAAGCCAAGACTCTGCTAATGAACTTATGGGCTGGCTAATCTCAAAAATATCTAAACCAAGAAATGCAGTTGGCATTGAAACGTTTGGTGTTCCATATGCACAGCTAGGAGACATCGTTAGAGTTGACTATATACAAGATTCTGTTGACCAGGTATCACTAGCAGACTCAAGGTATGTTGTATATTCTATTGAATATTCATACAATACAGAGGGACCACAGACTACGTTATACCTAAGTGAGGTTCAATAATGGCTAAAATAAATGCAACTCCAGATGAAGGCTATGTTCCATTTAAAACTAAGCCAGCTGTAAATGTGCCAAGTACTAATACGGATATAGGAGAAACAGATTATATTAGATATCAAATATCAGAAGAAGAAGTTGAAAATTTGTTGCTTCAAGATATTGGCGGCAGAGAGCTTATCACATTAACTAGAACTGACCAGATTAATGGTATTGTTCAAGACTACTCCCCAATTAAAAATATCTCGGAACTAGCGTTAGAGTATAGCCCAACAGAAATATCAAAAAATCCAAACTCAACTGACAACTTTTTAGATTTGTTTTATTATAATTTTAATGAATATCTTCCATCTATAGAAGATTTAGAACAACTTTATCCTAATGACGATTCTAAGTGGAAAGCTGTTTATTTTGACAATGCCACAAACTCAATAACAATTCACATTGCAAACGCATTTAATGGAGAGCAAGTTGAGATTGAGTTTTTATCATTTGATGAAGTTAAAGATGATACAATATACTAAGAGGTTAAAACTATGATTACAGATAAAGGGATTGAACTACTAGGTAGATACGTTGTTGGTCAGATACCAGCGTTTGCTTCGCATATTGCTATTGGCTGTGGAGAGCAAACGCTTCTTACAGCAGAAGACCTAGACGATTATTCATCAAGAAATTCACTAACTTTTGAGATGGCAAGAGTTCCAGTAATATCTAGAACTATTATAAATGATGGAACAACCTATGCTATTTTTACAGCAGAGCTGCCTTCTTTAGATAGATACGGAATTACCGAAATTGGCATTTACCCAGCAGAAGAGAATAATGTTGCTGGCTCAACTCCAAGCCAAACTTTGTTTTCATTTTCGGATGCAGAAGATTGGCAAGAACACGATACTACAGGAGCCACATTTTCCGCAGTAGAGATAAAGCACGACTTAGCTGATACAGATGGCAACATAGACATTGCAGATACAGCATTTAAGCTAGCCTCAGACAATTCTATTTTTGGAAGCAACTATCGCTTAAACAGGCAAGAGCAGCCAAGGTTTTTAAATTATGCATTGGCTATGAAAGGCAATTATACTACAAGAACTGGGTCAGCACCAAACTATGCACTTAGCTATACTGCAAATCACATTGAGCTAAATACTGGAATAAACCTATCCAGCATTGACCAGGCTAACGAAGTATTAGACAAAATTAAAGTTGCTTTTTCAATAGTTCCAACAGATGTAGATTCACCAGTAACGCCAACTTACACATTGATTACCGTTGAGTTTGCTACTGCAGATACTGGTGGCGAATACGCAAGGTTTCAAATGACCCCAAATGTAGATAATGAAAATAGATACATTGTTGAAGAATTATTGCTAAAAGATTTAACAAAATCATCTTCTGCCTTTAAGTGGTCAGATGTAACACACGTCAAGGTTTATGCAAATATTGATAATGCAACAGATAACTATGTTGTTCTAGATGGAATTAGGTTTGAAAATTTATCTGATATAGATAATCAGTTTGGTCTTGTTGGCTATACAGTAATTGTCAGTTCTGATACCGATGTTTTAAATGAAAGACCAGTGGTTAAAGTTGAAAATACAACTTCATATATAGAATTTAAATTTAAAATAGGACTGGTATAGTGGCTATCCAAAAAGTCGTTATACCATCAGAATTTTTACCACTTCCTAAAAAAGATGGTAAGTTTTATTTTAGATATAGAATAAAGTCTCCAGATGGAGCTGCCACTTCTGCCTGGTCAGACATTAAAGATTTAGATGGAAACACAGCATCAAACTTTGAATACTACTCTGGGGCAGCTACAGCCAAAGCAACAGTATCTGTAGACAGCCTTTCAATTAACCTAGAGTGGGATGCTCTTGGTGGAGACGTTTTAAAGAATTCAAAATTTGACATTTTTGTTAAATGGGAATATCCAGACTCATCCTTTAATGATGCAGATTATTTTTATGTTGCAACAGTTTCTGCAACTAACTATTTTGTAACAATTCCATATGAAGATGGCGTTGGTCAAAAGGCAACAGCTGGATATTTTTCTATTCAACTTGCAACACAAGAAAAAGAAGTAGATGCGTTTATGGAAGTAGCGAACGTATCTGTAATAAATACAACATATTCTGCACCAGATATTGATGGCGGAGAAATTTAGGGTATGGTATAATTAAAGAATGGGAATCATTAACGAGCCATCAATTGGTCAAGCTATAGACGTAAATTATATTAGTCAAATTGTTAAAGAGCTTAACAGCCTTAACGGAACACTGGGAACCAAGCTAACGCAGTCTAGAATTCCAAAAAGTAATGCCAACAAGCCAACAGAGTCGTTTCTAACATCTAATCTTTCTATTGTAAGTGGTAGAACGCTGGTAACAACAGACAACAGTAGCAAAACGGCAGACGTTAAACCTTTTATCTTTGAGTTTGGAAGAACTTTTAGATATGTTCCAATTGTTACTGCTACCCCACAAGTTATTGGTACTGGAATTAAAGCAAAAACACTTGCAGTGTCTGTTATTATTCAAAATGTAACTACATCGCAAGTCACTGGATTACTAGTGTTTAATTCAGAAGCAAAAAACACTGGTGTGTATATTAACATTATTGCTGTTGGTGCTCCTGCTGGTGCAAACTAGGACTGCCAAGTGGACAGAGAAGCATACAATAGTGCTCCAGTAATTCCAGGTAGCAAAAAGGTTTGGTTTTTAAACGGAGACTTGGTTAGGATACACCACCTAAATCGTTCTAACGGAATCATGTCTGTATACAACATAGTTAAAGACCAAATTGAAAGCTGCCTTGTTACTGATTTTAAACGTAATCGCAAAAAAGCCTATACTGTTGGCGAGACAGCAATCCTAGTAAACCGCCACAAAAAGTATATGCCAAGCCTAATGAAACGTGGGATTATTCCACATCCAACAGGTGGTCAAAAAGGTGGGGCAACTGGATGGCAAGTTAGAAGCTATTACTCTGAGTTGCAGGTTCACGAAATTCGTGATATACTAGCTACCTACCACATTGGACAACCACGCAAAGATAAGCTGATTACCAATGATATAACTCCTACTAAACAGGAGTTGACAAGGCGTATGGGTGATGGTATACTTACTTATACAAGGACCGAAGACGGTCGCTTCATTCCTGTTTGGAACGAAGAAATTTAATGAGAGAGCAGTAGGGTATGAACAACGAAGAAACTAAAGTAACAGTAGGTCTTGGCTATACGCTTAACCTAGGAAACTTCCAGTCGCTACGCATTGATATTAGCGTAACAGACAACAAGCGTGAGGGTGAAAACACCAATGACGCATTTGAGCGTGTTTACGGATTTGTAGAAAAGAAGCTCACAGAAAAGGTAGCAGAAGCACAGTCAGAGACTGACGGTAAATAATGGCTGAACGCAAAGACCGAATGGCTTTGCTTTCTCGTTACGCAAAGCTTCACACCAAACACTATGAAGAACGAGTAACTCTCAACCTAAACGTTGAGCAATGGGCTGCAGACGCTCTAATTGAATCCTATGGT